CAGTAGCAGCAGTAGCAAAATTTGCTTGTGTAACCTGTACACCTGCCGATGTGATTTTGAAATGCGCAAAGCTGAGTGACTCTTCTAGGACTGCAAAACCAAGCAAATCAAATAGCTTACCATCCAAGAACAGATTTTCAAGGTCTGTATCTGTGAATGCAGGTTCAATTGCACCGAAAACAGGATTGTAGTTGATAGTATTTACTGTCCTATTTGCTTTCAGTTCATCGAAGAAAGCAGCACCGATAAGATTGCGAACATATCTGCGCTCGGCATTGTCAACGAATGGAGCCAACAGATTCGGGTCGAACTGAGTATCTGTCGGAGTGATGCGGATGTACCCACCTCGCACAACTTCCAAAGCCTTTATGAATTGCGCCATCCGAGTAAGTTTTTAATTTTTGCCAATATATTTTGTTGCTTGTCTGTGCCTTCTTCAGCTTCAACTTCTGCTTCTGCTTCTGTCTGTATCTGCTCTTCTTTGATTGCAGGCTGTAATGTCGGGCCATAACCAAGAATTTCTCTTCCTTCAGTTTTGGTAAGTAGCATATTCACATCGAGATCACCTGCGAAAGATACCGGAACGATGTTTATAAAATCAAGTTCTACGCTCTTTAAGAACTCTATGCCTTCCGTTTCTGCAACTGTATCAAGATAAGGCTTTACAATGCCTCTTAGGATTGACTGCTGTATGTCATAAATCTTTGTTCGGTACAATATTTCGAACTCAGCACGTATTTGCTGATTATTACCAAGCTGCCCTGGTGTCGCTTGTACTAAACTGAGCGGAATTTCGAAGCCAGTTGCTATCCTATCCTTGGCAATATTGGAAAGTTCCATAAAATAGCCATTGTATGACTGCTCGAATGGCACCCAGTTAGCTTTAAGTTCGGGATTCTCAAGGATTTGGAAGATAACTTTGAAGTCATTGCCTGTATCAGTCATCTTAGCCATGAAGGCTTCCTGATAATCTCTTTGCTGTTCAGGAGTTAAGTCACCAAACAGCTGCAAAAGTCCTGATGTGGTTAAGCCATTGCGGAACTTTGAGACGTTGAACTTTGCAATTCTGTATTCAAGCTCAACAAAGTGCTTGGCACCTATCCAGTTTGGCACTCCCCATTGGTACATTAGCGGAGAATACTGCTTCAATTGTAGCATCGAAGACTTGTCATAGCCGTACAACTCTGCGATGTTAGCACCTTGACCATATTCTGACTCTAAAAGTTCATCAAGTTCATCTGTCCACCTTGGATAGGCTGCGATATCTTTTACCGTTGCAGGAACTTCTATTTGCTGATATTTTTCATATCCTCTACTTCTTCCGCTATAAGGTAGAATTGCCCAATCGGCAGATACGCCAAAAAAACGAGTTTTAAGGTCTGTGCTGCGGAATGGTCGAACAAAATTTATATTTTGATGTGAAGCGAAAACAAAACCTTGTACAACATCAAGCTGAGTGAAGGCATTACCAATTGCAGTATAATCAAAAGCTGCCTTTTTACAGATGTCTAAGATTGTATCACCATCGCTGTTCTGCCTGGACAATACGGCCCAAAGTTTATTTTTCTCTATAGGAGTAAGAATCTGTGCTGATTTTTCTCCAAGTACTGATTTTTCCTTTCGGATATAGAAACCTTCACCAACAGTATAGTATGCAACCTTGTTACAGATAGCTTTTGCTGTCGGAGAATTGTTAATCAGAGCAATAATCTGCTCCAATTCTCCCTCTCTGACGAATGGCAAATAGTCGAACAAACCAAACAGCGCACGTGTAGGGTCTGAATTTTCATAGTACAGGTCCTTAGGCAATACGATCTGATCGGCCGTAGTACCTATCTGCATACTGAATAAATTATTTGGCTTGTTTTTCTTACTCATTACTCTTCGCTTTCTGTTTCAGCTTCTAATTTTGGCTTTTTAATTTTCTTAGCAGGTAAATCTAAGCTAAAATCTTTCAATTCCTGCATAGTATTGTCAAAATATTTAAGAAGCTGCTCCGGATATTTGCTATCCAGGTGTACTTTGATGTATTTTTTAAGGTCATCACCTTCCAATGTACCGAGAGTTTTACCCTTGTATGGAACATTGTAATTTTTACAGAAATCTTTTACTTTAATCATATTGCAAAAGTTTAAAAAAGGCGGCTGTTACACCGCCCTTAGATTCAAATACCTCCTAATTAAACCAAAAACTAAGTATGAAAAACGCTAAGATTATGTAAGAGCGATGATACCAGCAACACCAGGAGTGAAGACAGTAGCAGCACCATCAACGATAGTATCGCAAATCAATTCGAGTGTAATTTGTGAAGGGTCAGTCAAGTTAGTACCGGTAGTGATTTGAGTACCACCACCAAGACGAGCATTAAGGTCAGAGAAGAATCCCCAAACAACTACTTGTCCGTTGTTTTCTTCGTGAGCAACGATGATACCGCAGCAAGATTGTTTTGCAGCAGAAACAAGGAAGTTACGAGTATCTTGGTCACGACATTGTCCGTTACCAGTAAAAGTTTGAGTAAGTGAGTTGTTACAACCATCATCCGAAACATTGAACTGCTCTGTGAATGATTTGCTGTTACGCTTTAGCTCTATTTCATAGAATACACCAGCACCAACCATAGTAATGGCTGTGATTTGCTCTGTACCATCAAAGGTGATAGTATCAACATCTTCGAAATTTGCTATCCAAAGTCTTTTAACACCACCTGCACAAGATTTTGCGCAATTGGTAGTTAAGCCAGTAGTAATTGCCATTTTGTTTGAAATTTATATTTTTGAAAATAGGGAGGCTGTTACACCTCCCGATTATATTTAGAGACCTACTGAGAATAACTCAGACCACACATAGTTGGTATTGAATACGAACTTAGCACGAAGAGTGATTTCGTCAGTTTCAGGATTTTGGTAAACCTTGAAGAAAGAAGCACCACCAGTTGCGTCAGGGCGCAAGTCAGTACCGATAACCATATTTGATTTGTGTGTGTACACAATCTTGTTTTGGTCAACTGCACCGAAGTATTCCTGAGAGATTTCATCCCACTCATAGTGAGCCTTAACCTTGATACCTCTGTAAGAACCTACAAGGCCTTGAATCTGCTCTTCGAAGATTCTGATAAAACCTGAAGTAACAGCGTTATCTTCCAGGTAAGTTACAACCTTATCCCAAAGAAGTCCGCTGATGTGGATTACCTTGTCAGATGCAGGCATAGTTTTAAGAGCAGCAGGAGCAGCGTTAACTACATCTTGAAGCAATTCATAAGCTTGCTGATTAGTCAAGGCAGTACCTTGATTTGAGTTAGTGTAAGCACCGATTGTGCCTGCTGTAACCAATTGGTCAAGATATTTGAAAATACCATCTGCCCAGTTCAAGTTGTCATCGGCATCAGCAACATCTCCGAACCAAGCAACACGATTTACGTCTCTACGGATACCTTCACCCAACTGCTTAGTAAGCAAGTTAAGAAGGATAGTCAAATCAGGATTGCCCTTTGCAGTTGTGTACAATGGAGCAAGTAGATCGTAGTGAGTATTGATGAACTCCTCATAGCACATCTTGGTACCAGCCTCAACGTACTGAGCAACAAGTGAACGCTCAGACATAGTAGAAGTACCTTTGTACTTAGGTGAGCAAGCTTGAAGCTTACCAGTTACGTTTTTGATTGCAGAAAGAAGACCGATTTTGTATTCGCCTGCGAAAAGGTTTTTTACGATAGCAAAATCTGCCATCATATCTTTGTCCACGAATACAGGTTCGAACATAATGTCGATTGCATCCTGCGCATTTAATTTGATATTTAAAGATTCCATTTTTGAAAATTTGTTTTGAGTGAAAAATTAAACAGTTAATGAAACAGTTTGGAAGCTACCGTACTCAGCACCTCTATTAGTTACTCTTGCAGTTACTACATAAGTACCAGCAGAAAGGGAACCATCCACTACGATAGTAACTTCACCATCAGCACCAACTACACCAGTATTTGTTACATTGTTTACCTTTGCTTCGATAGTGTAACCTACAAGACCGATAGCACCAGTGATGATTACATCAGTTTCTGTGTTAACTGAATCATAGTTAGCAGCAACTTCTAAGTAAGCACCTCTGTTGTCGCTATCAAGCGCATTAAGTGTATTAACTGTGATGCCTGCAACCAAAGAAGCAGAATCAAGATTTACGCTGTATGAAAGCACTTGCTCTTGAGTTACCAACTTGTAAACGATTTCGATTGATGCATCCGGGCCGATACCATTGTAAGCCTTAGATACATTAGTGATGTTCAAAGTTTCAGTACCAGTTGAATAAACAGCACCATTGCCGTTTCCTGCACTATCTGTGATGTTGTAACGGATGAACTCGAACTGAGATTGGTTAGCAGAGTTCAGAGTAAAAGTTGCTGAGTTACCACCAGCTGCGATAACAACATTGAATGTAGGAGCCTCAGTAGAGTAACCTGGATTAATACCTTTAAGAATAATGCCACCGCTGTTAGCTTTAACAAACGGATTTACGGCCGCTTTTTTGAAATTCTTTTCCATTTTTATAATTTTGGATTTGTTTTGAAATAAATTACTCTCCGTTCAATTTGGCTTTAATAGATTTCGCAGCATTAACGAGCATTCCTTCGTTTTTGTCTGTAAATTTTCTTAAAGCTGCATCTCTGCGACTAAGAGTTTCAGTTGTTTGAGTTTGAGCAGTTACCTGTGGTTTCTTCTCGCCTTGTTTGATGCGAGCAAGTTCCTCACGTAGTGCTTTGATTTCGTTGGTTACATTCTCTGCTTCAGGTTTTTTTACTTTCATACCTTTAGCTTCGAGTGCTGCCATCATTTCCTCTTCAGTCATTACCTTTTCTTCGATAACAACTTCTTCCTCTTCCGGTGCTTCGATTTCGACTTTATATCCTGCACTCTTCAGAGCTTCGATCATTTGTTCTTCAGTCATTGTTTCTTCGATTTTTTCGATGTTTGAAATGTTTTCTTCTTCGGTTTTTTTGTATTCATCTTTTGGCGCAAAACCTAAGAACGCCAAGAATTTTTGGAAGAAAGATTTTTCCTCCGCTGTGATGTTATTATTCAATTCTGTCATAAGTTCAAGTGGAACATTTACACAGTTACGAATTTGATTCTTTATAGCCTGAGCGGACTCAGGAGTAATATATGTTTGAGCTGTTTCAATTGCATCAACAAGGCCAGCAGAGAATGCTTGTTGTGCTGAAAACCAAGTTTCGTTGTCCATCCAGGCTAAAACTTGTTCTTTGGTCTCTTCACGTGAGCCATTGATAAGTTTTCCGTTAGACTGAATTACATCAACATAGTTTTCTGCGATACGGTCTGTCATAGAATCAAGTGTATCGGCTAAGCTGCGAAGTGTCTTGGATCCGCCCTCCGCAAAGACAGCGGTGTTGTGTATCATATAGAAAGAATTGGCTGTCATCTTTCTTTGTCCTGGTGTTCCTGATGCGTGAATCATTGTAGCGATTGATGCACAAAGACCACAAACGGTTACAGAAACATTGTTGTTTTGTCCATGCCTACGCAAACGATCAGCAATGGCAAAACCCTCGGTAACTTGACCGCCACCTGAGTTTAGAAAAATCTTTACATCTTTTGCATCTTGCAGATCATAATCAATGTAACGGAGATTTTCGCCATAAAAAGCGTCAATCTCACCGTTAATCGTCATTTCAGCTGCTTCTGCGGTAAACTTATACATATTAAAAAATGAATTTGCACAATTATAACATAAAAAAAATATCATTTTAGTGCAAAAAAATGTCTTTTATATTTGTGTAATAAAATATTATTACTACTTTTGTTCTATCAATATGATAAATGACAATTAAAAACTACCAAAAAATTAAGATTATGACAACTTTAGAATTCAAATCAATCCTTAATGCTTTAAACTTAGAAATTATTCAAGAAAATAATTTGATTGGTTTCAAATACGATGGCAAAAATACTTATAATTGGTTTAAGGATTTAGATGGCAATATAAAGTTTGACCATTGCTATAGCTGTAACACAAGTAAAACTATTAAAACTTGGGATTATGGATTTTCTGTACTTTATTATTTATCTAAAAGATATTACAAAAAAACAGGCTTAACTACATCTATAAAACCGAATTTTTAAACAATTTAAAACTACCAATTATGTCAGTATTTATTTCAATCACATTAGCAGTTAACGAAAAAGGCGAATTTTGTTCTATGACAGTTTGGACAAGCCATTCAACTATTATTTTCTCTACCAAGAACCTTGAATGTAAAACAGCAAAATCTTGGTTATCAAGAATAGAACTTGAGCCAGGCAAACAATATTATAACTTAACCAAATAAAACTACCAAAAATGAGAGATTTAGCAGCAATTTACAGAAAACATTTTTTTGTTGAGACAGTACAAGTAAGTGATGACCTTCTTATCATTGGCCATACCTTCTTACCAGGTGCAGATTCAAACAAAGTTTATGTTCACAGATGCAAAATAAACCCCGAAAAGTTTGATATTTATTTTGGCGTTATCGGAATGAATTATAATTTTGTATGCAGACACGAGATATTACAAGTAACCTACGATGAGATAAGTTCATCTATTATCAAATACGTTCCAAATCTACTAATTTATGCCCATTCCAAAACCTAATACCGGAGAATCATTCGACAAGTTTATTGAAAGATGTATGTCAGATGATAATATGGTCTCTGAATATTCGCAAGAACAACGCTATGCCATTTGCTCTATTATATTCAGCAACAAAGACAAGGCAACCAATCCGAAGAACGAAGAAACCTTCACAGACTATCCTAAGGCAGCCACCGAGAATGCAAAGAGAGCATTGAAATGGAAAGAAGAGAACGGCAACAAAAATGACTGCGGAACTCTTGTCGGATGGATGAGAGCAAATCAGTTAGCTAAGAAAGAACCTATAAGCCTTACCACCGTAAAACGTATGGCAGCATTCATAAGACATCAAGAGAATAAAGATGTTAGCTATGACCAAGGATGCGGAGGACTGATGTGGGATGCCTGGGGAGGCGATGAAGGTATCAACTGGGCAATAAGAAAAATCGAATCACTTAAATAATTAACAATTTTAAAACTACCAAAATGAGAACATTATTTTTTATCCTTATGCTGTCATTCAGCGCAGCAGCTCAACAAACTGATTCAATCTACTGCATTCAGATTATGTCTACCAAGAATCCGCACCTGGTAGAATGGAAGCACTTAAATATGTGTACCTTAGACGTTCCTCACGTTGAAAAGGTTGGAAAGCAGTACAGAATATTGATTCCTTATGAAACTTACGAAGAAGCATGGTATATGCTTGACACCTGGAAGCGATCTCACAAGACAGCATTCTTAACAACTCGCAGCAAGGAGTATTTTGAGAAGAACATCCGCAAATTTGAACCAACAAAGTGAGAGGCTTTTTTATCTTTGCTGTAGGAATGTTACTTGGAATCGCCTGCGGATTTATCTTCGAGCAATCGACAAACACAATTATTTTTTCTTTTGTATTGGGTATCGGCATCGGTATCGCTTTTGCAATCTTCAAAAAATGAAATATTTAATCCTATTCGTAGCTGCTGTCATCATCGAGATAGCGAGTACATTTTACATCTCTGCTGTATCTGACAGACATATGGTAGCAATGGTTTTTTGGGCATTTGTCGGGCCTTTTCTCGGTCTCCCCTTTCTTGCCTATCAAATTGAAGCTAAGAACAACCGAGACAGAATAAAACTTGCGCTGTGCTATGGCATCGGCTACGCTTTAGGAGCTTACTTAGTAAATATAATTTCATGAAACAGACAGCAGTACAATGGTTGGTTGCGCAAATCATTAAAGAAAAAGGATTGGTTGATTTAGATATACAAGCAGCCCTCGAAATGGAGAAAGAACAAATAATTGAAGCTCACGGCTTGATTGCCAAACTCCAAGAGGATGGCAGTCACAAACTAATTTCGGGCGAAACATATTACGATGAAACTTACAAGCCCTCTGCTTATTGATACTTGGTTTTGGTAGAGTTCCAGAAAGGATACACAGAAAGAAAAACAATCTACCTCATTGGTATAGAAGTACCTGACAGCTGGAAAGACAGCATTTTTTATAACTTCAAGACAAACACACAATGAAAACACTACTTTTCTTTATATCATTTCTTTTTGGGAGTCCACTTGCAACACCAGCAAATCAGAAGAACTCTTTTAAAATACCAACCCACGTTGATAGCTACATAAACCGCTTTTTAAAGACAGCAAAAAAAGAAGCGGAACTCTTTAACATACCAGTTAGCATAAAACTCGCACAAGGCATTCTCGAAAGCAATGCAGGAAGGTCAGACCTATCACGAAAACACAATAACCACTTCGGAATGAAATGGCATCGCAGCAGAAAAGAAAAATATGCTGTGTTCCGGGATGATACTCCGGCAGATCGTTTCGTTGTTTACAAATCAGCTTGGCGTTCTTACCGTGACCACTCAAAACTCCTCTGTATTGAAAGATATTCGCACTTGCGTAAATTACCCCGATGCGATTATAAAAGTTGGGCACACGGACTAAAGAAAGCAGGATATGCAACCGCTCCGCACTATGCTACAGCACTAATCAATATTATCGAAACTTATGACCTTGACAAGTACGACAGATGAGACCAATACAGATTGAAAAGTCATTCACGCAGCACAACATTCAAAGTTTATTAACTGAAGCTGCAAAGTACAAACCACTCACTTCTGAACAGGAAGTTACAGCAACACCCGAACAACTTGTAAAGCACAATATGCTTTTTGTTGTTTCTGTCGCAAAACAATACGGAGGAAAATCAAGTGATTTGAAAGACTTAATCCAGGAAGGTATGATCGGATTAGTAAAGGCCTCACAAAGATACGATGCAACCAAAGGTTTTAAGTTTATATCTTATGCCGTATGGTATATTCAGCAGAGCATAGTTACTTATCTTCGTAATCAGCGTAATATTATCAGAATATCGGAGCATCAGAATATTGCCAACAGAAAAATATTAGAACTGATTGATACGCATTCAGAAGAAGAGATTAAGAACAAGCTTAATATTACTGAAAGTGTATTCAGAAACTTCATCCACAACCCAATAACAGAATCAATGGATGAAAAATTTGGAGAGGATGATGAATATGAAAAGCAATATGTTTCTGATGAAAACTTTTTGGAACACTATGAAAACAAAGATATGGCAAATCGCATCAAAATAATGATGGAAAAATTGTCATACAAGGAACAGCATATTATTTACCAGGTTTATCTTGTGCCATTCCCAAAAACTTGGCAAGAATTGGCAATTGAAATTAAGATGTCTGTGCAAGGAGTTCGATATCTGCACAACAGGGCCCTTCAAAAACTTAAACTAAAAATCTCCGCTCCCGACCAGTGAGTTCTACCAGGATTCGCTCAGAGATATTGTATTTCGCAGACAGTTCTTTTATTGTCTGCGTTTTTGTTTTCTGCCCAATGCTATCGTAGAACTCGCAGATAGCACAATACTGCAATACTCTTCGCTCAGTAACAATACCGGATTCAATGAGCATATCAGATAGCGTTTCAGGAGTGATGATATCCATCTGCTCAATGCGCTCTGCCAATCTTCGGGCAAACTCGCTCTTAATATTGTTCATACATTCCAAATTGTTCATAGGTTTCAATGGCTTCCATTACTTTGCGGAATACTTTGCCTCTGCACGATGAGCAATTGTCTTCCATAAATATATTTGATGTGAAGAGATATTCGTTGTAGATGTCAAATAAATACCTTGTACGGTCATCACCTGGAGGCAATCCCCTCGGTAGTTCCAAGAGCCAAGATTTTAATTGGATTAGTTCTTCCCGATGCTCTTCGGGTACGTTGTAAGCTTTGTTTTTCATAGTGCTAATATGATTAGTGCTGTTAAGAATCCTGCACCGGCACCGATGCCAATAATCTTCCAGGTCTTTTTTCTGCGAGTTTCTTTGACCAGTTTTTTCTGTATGTCTTTGTGTACGATAGCATCCCGATTGAAGCTTTCAATAAGCTGTTTATAACCCGATATCTCAAGCTCCATTGTCTGCAATTTTCGGTCTTGCAACACATTTAATTTTTGTGATTTGCTGAGTACAGAATAGCAGCTATCCAATATCGTTTCACATTGTTTTACTACTACCTTGTAATGCTTCAAGCTGTCGAACCTGGATGCAACCAACTCCATAAAAGTGCGACTGCAAATAAAGCCATCGGGATGTGGCTTAATCTGCGAGAATCCTGGCAACCAAAGCAGAATCGCTAAGGCTGTGATAAGGTATTGGCGGTGCAGGCGGTACATTGATATTTATTTTGATGTTTTTAATCTGCTTCTTTACATCCTCAGTCTGATCGGACAGCACTTTTTGTAACGTATCAATCTCTTCAGTCAGTTTCTCCCGATCTTTCTGCAAAGATACAATACTTTGTAATACTGAATCTCTAAAATTGCGCTCGTTTTTTAGCAATTGCTTGTGAAAATTGGTAGTGCTGTCATAAAACAAGTACAACAGCACCCCAATCACACTTACAAAAACTAAAATGAGCAGTAAAGTTATATTATTTTTCATCGTAGTGTTACCTTTCTTTTGATGCGCTCACCTTCTCTTGTATCTCTGTGCAGCTCATCTGTTACCAAATAGACTTTGCTGTCCAACACCTGACCACTTATTGCAGTAGTACGGTCATTGAATGCTCTTAGTGTGCTATTGCCAATACCACCAACATTTGGCGCACCAAGCAAACCACCATTAGCGAAGCCTGGTACCCTCGCAGCACTAAGCGCAGGTCTTAATAGCTTCGTCTGTTTGGCATTCAGGAATGTTTCTCCTACCCGGGCAGCTACCAATACATTATCACCTTTAGTTGTCTGCGGAATGTTCTGCACCCCTACAACCTTCCCACCGCTATCAGGAAGGCCAACAGGAACAACCGCACCACCTTCGGCCAATGGCTGTGCTAAGATGCCTGCTGTTTGGAAAGCACTTTGTATAGATGCTGTAACAATTGCAGGAATATTTAATGGTGGTGGTGCAGAAGCAATCGCTTTACTTACTGCTAAGAATCCCTGGATAATACTTTGTATAACTGCAACTGCTTTTTCTCTCCTTGCTGCTTGTAGCTGTATTTTTTCCTGCTCCTTAGCAAGTTTCTTTTCATTCTCAATCTCATTGTCCAACTGCTGCTGAAGATATTGTCTGCGCAATCCTGTAGCGTTTTGAAGTTCTTCATTCAGCTTCTCTTGCCTCATACTACTGCGCTCCAATTGCTGTTCAACTTGCTTCTCTGCCCTGGCATTGATAGCAGAAAGTAATTGGTCAATAAATTGAAGACCTTGCTGAATATAATCTGTAATCTGTTCGAGCTGCTTGATCCTTTCATTTTTGATATCTTCACCAGTCTTGATAACCATATCCTTGTACTTTAACTCAGCATCTGAAAGCTTAGTGTTCAGTTCTTGTTTTGCCTTTAACACAGCATCGTATTCCTCTTGCTTAATTTCAACACCTTTGGCAGCCTGGTCTTTTAAAAATGCTTCCTGGTCATCAACTGCACGAAGCTGAAGTTTAAGCTTTTCAATCTCATCAAGTATCTTTTTCTCTTCAGCTAATCTTACAAGCAACTCACGCTTCTTTGCATCCTTCTCCTGAGCCAATTGCTTATTAAGTGTTTCTTCATTTTTTAAGATTCGCATATCTCCAGCCTCTTCAATAAAGTCAAGTTCAGAAGTCAATGCCTCGTCTCTCCATTGCTTCAACTGCTCAAGATTCGCCTCTGCCTTCTCAATCTGTTCCTTGTCATAGGTATCGTTAATCTCTTTCTTTTTGTTAACCTTGTTCTGCTCAATCTGTGTCTCAATCTGTGCTTGTACCTTTCTGACCTCTTCAAGTTGTTTGGCATTCTCCTGTTGTGCTTTGAGTAGTTCCGCAGATTTTTTCCCGAATGTAGCTTCAATTTCTTTCTCACGTTCTTCCTGTGCGAGCTTCAAGTCATCATACTGCTTTTTGAGTGCAGCAAGTTGAGCCTGAGTACTTAACTCAAGTTCTTTCAACTCACGTTCTCTGTTATCTTTGATGTTCTTAACAAGTTCTTCCTGGAGTCTGACATTTAGTTCGAGCAACAACGCTGACTTTGCTCTTGCTTCCTTAATCTCATCTTCAGCATATTTCTTTCTGTCCTCAGCAAGTTTCTTAGCGGCTTCTTGTGCTTGTTGTCTTTGTGCGTTCTGTGCTTCGACATCTACCTTTTTAACTCTTGCTGCTGCGGCTTTGGCATCGGCTTCCCTCTTTGCATCCGACTTCTTTTTGCTTTCATCATAGGCTTTATTGAAGGCATCTGTCATGGTCATGGCATCAGCGTTCACAGCATCACGTTGTCTTTTTAAGTCATCGATGGCAGCTTGAACATTGGCACCGAATGCGCCTTGAATCTTTTTTGAAGCAATCTGAGCATCAAGATACAATGTCTGAAAAAAGTTTACAAAGTTAGTACCCAGCTGTTTTAAGGCTGCCACCACTCCAGCAAAAACAGCAGGAAGATTTGTCATCCCCTCATAAACCTGCGCAATGCCGTTGCCTATTGTCTCGAATATAGATTTCAGAAAAGGTGACTGATTTATAAAGTCAACAAAACCCTTAATCATCCATGCTATCCCT